ACAGAATTTGTGACTTTTTGTAGCGAGTATAATGTTGGTTTTCTTCTTATTTTCATTGGCATCTTATGCCAACACTGAATTATTTATTTTTCTCTATTATTACCTGAGAACTATCAGGAGTCAAAAGATCTACAACCATATGAGATTGTGACACACCAAAAGAAACTACAGCAAAAATTCCTATTATAACCCAACGAAATTTTACAACTTCTTCCAATTTAGTTTCTATCTTCTCAATTCTTTCTGTTACTACCTCGTGCTGGTCCTTATTTTCTACTCTCAATTCTTCAATAACTTTACCGATATAATCATCTGCCTTATGACACTGTTCAATTCTTTCTTCATGAACGGCAAGCATCTTACTGATGTTCTGACTGGTCTTTCCCATTATTTGTATAGCTTCGTCAATCTTCCGCATCATAACTTCATAAGAAGAAAGTCTTTCTTCTAAAACAGCAATTTTAGTGTCTGCTGATGTGTTCGGATTGAACATTTATCTCTACCGATTTTTTAAGTGTTTTAACCACTTCGCTCTAGATCCTATTCCCATATAAATGTTTTTTTTACCCTTTCTGACTGGAGGGTTATCACCTGCCTCAACAGTTCCTGCAATTTTTCCACCAGCAAGACTATTTGTGGGTCCACCTACAACCATAGCATCTTCTTTGAGATGGCGGAAGTAGTTAATTACTTTATCTATCTTATTGTTTTTCATTGTAAATTTTGTAAAGTTCTGACATACAATAAAGATCAACTTGAATATCGTGTATCGTTGATTTTGGATACTCTGGAAATTTACCCAAAAATACAATAAAACTTTTCAAAGACGACCATAGTTCTTTCTCCAATTTAAAAAATAACATTGGAGTTGCTGCCTCACCAAAAATATTATAAAGAACAATGAAGTGATTAAGTAAAAGGTGAGTTCTTAACTCACCCGTATTTTTATATCGCTTCAAAAGACGTTTGATGTACTTAAAAAGATTCAAATCACGATCAAAATCTTCCTTAGTGACTGACTGAGGATTTTCATAATTTTTTATAGCGAACAATAAAAAATTATCTTCATTAAGTTCATTAAAAATCATTTATTATCATGCGTAAGTCAATCTTGCAGCACTAGAAGTTGCGGTTGCTCCACCATCGGCAGTGATATTAACGCGATAGTAGAATCCATTAGGTCTATCAGCAGTAACTGTTGTTGATGCGATACCAACGGTTGCTGTAGTGGTATTAGTATAAAGACCAGTATTAGTGAGGTTAGTATATGCAATTCCAGTGCTAGAATACTGCCACTGATAAGATAGTGATGCTAATGGATCTACAGTGGCGACAACTGCAAATGTTGTGGCAGCAGTTGTAGCGATTCCAGTACGATTAGATGGTTGTGATGTAATTGTGATCAGTCTATCTGGGAAGATGGAATCATCTGCAGCATCACCAGCAGCACCAAATGTTGCAAGTGTATTTGTCGTAATTCCAGACATTGCAACGAGAGTTTCTGATTTAACTCTCAGATTACCTTCACTGTCAACATAGGTCTTAATTCCAACCCATCCGGCGTGAGTGACCGCATACTGAGTTGTTACATTTGAAGCAGTCTCATAAATGTCAACTCCGTAGATTGATGCAATGGTAGATCCTGCACCAGCGCCACCATTACCATAATTTGAATCTTCTAAAGTATAAATTGGTCTCTGTGATAGAGTATAACCAACACCAGAAATTGCAGTACCACTCAGATACTGAGTAGTTGCAATTGAAATTAGAGTATTGGAAGTAACTGCGGAAACTACCGCTGATCCAAATGTACCACCCGCTCCAATAGTGATAATGGTTCCAGCGGCAATACCTGCTGCGGTAAATGAGGTTCCAGATCCTGTAATTGTTTTTGCAGTATAATCAACACTCACTGTCCCGGGTGAGTAAAGACCGTCTGCTGTTCCCCAGAGTGCCATTCTTTGTACCTTTTACTAATTTAATCTAAAAAATATTTATAAAAAATGGGGAGTATACCTCCCCGATTAAGAACTATTTATTTAATCTCAGGGAGTTGGATCTACTCCACCTCTCTTTTCTGCCTGCTTCTTCAGTTGAAGCAATACAAAGGATACAATTCCATTGGACTTTAGTTTTGGATTCGCACCAAGAAACTCAGAAAGAATTAAAAGAATAGTTGCAACTGCTGCTTCGTTTGCAGCAATCCAAGCCCAAAGAGCTGCTACTGACATAATAACCTCCGTAAGAGTGTCTAAGATTATTTAGGAATCAATCTCTTGCAGAATGATGTCTCTGCATTGCGGCAGCAGATCCTTTTTGTAATTGGCGTCCTGGTTTCTCAGGAGGATTTAATCTTTGACTCTGAGCTCCTGGTTGATTCTTTTTCACACCACGCTCAGTTCTAGAACCACCTTGCCCACCAGACCAAAAATGACGACCACCCATTTCACCTTTGCGCTTGCGTTCCCCACGAGCACCAACTACTTGACCTGATGGAAGACGACGCTCGGGGGATCCCATCCCCTCTCTTTCAGAACGGCGAAGTTCATCAATCTGCTCTAATTCATCAGACTCATAAGAATCCTTGAGAGGAATACCTTGCTGAACTTGCTTCATCTTAGCAGCAAGTTGAGTCTTTTGAATTGAGGCAAGTTTTCTATCTTGAAGTTTTGCTCTTTGCTGATCTTGCTGTTTGTTCTGAGTGTCTTGTTGAGTCTGAGCAACTGGAGTCATAGGAGCTGCTTCTTTAACTTCCTTATTCTTTGCTTTCCAGGCAGTAGCATAAGCAATTGACTTTTCTTTATCAGTCAAACCATCTTCAGAATAACCCTTCTTGATGTGCTTAACCATACGCTCAAATTTAGCACCAGGAGGTGCCTTCTCTTGAATTTCCTCTTCACTAACCTCAACCATCTCAAGCAGTTCTCCACCCATTCTTTCAACTGCTTCCTTGAAGGTTATACCACCTTTCAATGCACTGGTCTTAATGTTATTCTTTTGACCAGACTTCATCCCAGTGACTTTCTTCTCATTATCTTCTTTATCAACAACATCCATCACTTCAGAAAGATCTTGTCTCCAATCAGAGAAACCTTCCTTTACACTTGAGGTGTCTTTTCCATCAGGTTTTCCACCTTGCCTTTTCTGAATGGCATTATGAACTGCGCCACGATATTCTTTAGCGCCACTTTCAACTTTACCATCTCCATCATAATCTTTCTTGGAAAGACCCTTACCAGAAGCTACATCAGCAGTTGCCTGCCCCTTCTTCTTCTCACCCTCATAAGGAGATCCATATCCAGTCATTTCAACTGAAGAAATGTTTGGATTTGCTCTGAGTTGATTGATCTTTTCGCGAGTCGCATAACGAACATAAGACTTACCACTTTCCTTATCAGTAACTCTTACCTTAAACTTCTTACTCTCAACCTCTTCCTTAACGGCAGTTCCACCACCACCGCCAGCATCAGCAAGACCTAGTTTCTCTTTCACTGCTGCTTTCTCTGGACCAGACATTGTAGTATGACCCATATACTGAGTAAATGCCTGATCTAACTTGATATCTTCTCTTCTGGCACGATATCTAATATCGTATGTTGCCTGACGAATTCTCTTTGCCGATGACTCAGCATCATCTTTGCCCTTCTCTACTTTCTTTGGACCATCCCCAGATGGTGCAGATTTACCAAGTTGAGGTTTGAACACCTCCTGTGCATACACAGCAGAGATGTCATTAAGTGGATTTGCTGACATTTTTTTAATAATTACTTACTTTTTGCCTTATACTTATTTATGAAATTCTTAATATTTGTAGTTCCGGTCATCTTCATTGCATATTTTCTAAAAGCATCTGTTCCGACTTCTCTTTGATTTGCTGGAACACCAGATACTTCAGTCCATTCTGAAACATCCTTAATCCAAGATTTGAACATAATATTGTCTTCAGTGACACAAATCAAATAGTTTGTTCCTCTGCGAATAATCTTCCCAATCAAACCTGTATTTAAATTTTCAACCAAGTCATTAACATTGAATACATTTCCACTAATATAATTTTCTCTTAGATTTTTCCAATCAAACTTAGGTGCGATCTGCCACAGATTCCAACCTTCTTCAATACCCATAGATTTACGAAGAGTATTATAGATCTGCTTAGCATCCTTATCATCTAATGATGAAGGAACACCGATTCTAAAAGTTTTGAAATCCCCCTCAGCAGCTGCTTTGCGAAGTTTAGATGCAGACATCCCTTCAACACCCTCAGCCTCAGGATCTCTTGCTCCAGCGGAAACAACATTTAGATCTTTAAAATCATATAGTTGACCATTGTATTGGGTTGCGAGTTTTTCAAATTCTACTTGACGATCAGCACCAACTACAATATTCACACCAGAATACCCATCAGCGTGTGCTTGCTTCAACACATCAAAAATTGTTCTTGAGTTCGCATCATTAACAATTCTTTCGCCGTGCTTTGGATACATCTGGCGCATAATGGAAATCTTAGTATCAGGATCTAATGGATTCTTTTTCTTATCATTAGATCTTGAAGGATAAATTTTGTATTCACCCTTGCCAGCAACCTTAGCAACTTTATCCAAAAGTTTTTCGTGACCTGTTGTTGGTGGATTAAAACGACCAAAAGCAACAGTCAAAGTTCCCTTATCTTCTTTTGGTTCTTCTTCTGGTTGCGTATCTTGTGGTGGTTGAGTTTGTGTAGCAACAGGTTGCTGATTTGCAGGAGTTCTTTGTTGTGGAGGATCTTGCTTTCCAGAAACCTGATTTTGATTATAAAACTTTAATTTACCACCAACAGTTTTTGCAGTAAATTCCCCATTCTTATCATACCATCCACCGTGTCCATCTCCAGTCAAACCAAGCCGCTTCGCTTGCATCACTGCTTGCGACTCGGATGCTTCTAATAGAAATTGGAAAAAACTCTTCATCTATATTGTCAATCCTTATAATATATTTAGTGTTCTGGTCTAAGTGAATACAATCAATAAAGTTTAAGGTGAATTGATGCTGGTATTTTGACTGAAGGTGAAACTTTTACAGACAATTTATCAAATGCTATCTTTTCTGCTTGTTCATCTGTTATATTTTTTCCAAGTTTTTTTGCTCTATACTTTTCTTCTCTTGCCGCTCTACCCAAGATCCTTTCAAAATCTTTTCTACGGACAACACCTTTACTGGTACAAGATTTCCACAAATCAACGATTAGTTCATCTTCTTTTCCAGATTCCTTCATTGCCAATGCCATTTCCAACTTGTTCTGGGCATCCTTAGTATATTCCAATGCTGAATTTTTATTTTTCATTAGTGATTCTTCATTTTTACTGAGTTTTATATTTCCAGAAGTTTTGCTTGGATCTAATTTTTCTGCCATGTTTGACATATATTTTTTAGATCTATTGATATCACTATCATAAACATCAGTCATAATATTTGTGTTGTTCGGAACGGCATCCCTCCTAGTTTTTCTAATTGTATTCATTCCCCTAGCAGTGTATATAACATTTTCAGCTTCAGTCAAAGACATAGATCCACCTCCAGCAGCACCAAATTCTCCACTAGATTGTACAACAATATTGTTAGATATCCCAAAAGTAACATAGTCATACTCAGTCTTTATAACTTGCTTTCCATTACTGTCCAAAGTGGCAACTTCAGTTTTTAAATTGTATTTTAAATTTCTACCACCATTATTTTTCTTTCCACCAACAACGTATCCATCACCATCTTTAACTATGGGATATAGTTTATCAGTTACTACTGGATCTCTTGGTTGATTCTCTTTATCCTTTCTACCATTATTAATACCAACTCTACTAGTATATACCGCACCTTCCCCAGTTGCTTTTTTTAAGGATACTGGAATAAGAATATTTTTTTCATACAAAACTAACAAAAGTTCATTGAGTTGTTTTACATCATATATTGCGATCGCTTTTTGCTTTGACCTAGGAATGGCACTCATAAAAACACTATCCATGATAGAACTATGAGAAATCATCTCCTTTATTTGCCGAACAGCTTCATCTTTATAGAACCAAACATCAGCGGGGTTCCATCTGTCATCAGCAAATTTAGCACCAAATGCGGATTTAACACTTTTCAAAAACATACTTAAATTGGACAATTCATAAAACTCACCTTGTCTTGTCACTTTAAATGTTTTTGAAGATGCTATCTTTCCTTTTTGATGTTTTCTAAAACTAGATACTTGAGATTTTAGTGCATTATGCCAATCCAAACCACCATCCTTTTTTGGTGGAAATTTTGCTCGGGCAGATTTCAGATCAGCAGTATTAAATCTACTATCTAGAGGCATATTTTGGACGCACCATTCAATACCCCTTTCTTTTAAAAATTTGGAAAATTTAGTATTATCCCTTTTACTATAAAGATTAGTCCAAGTTTCCACGTTAATATTATTCAAATTTGGATCATTTATAGATAATGCAAAATAAATCACCCACATTTGCTCATTAAAAGTTTCCCCGCTAGGTAACGCTGCCATTATCGTTTATACTTGTTTTAAATATTTAGAATGGAGAATAGCGGACTCGAACCGCTGACATCCTGCTTGCAAAGCAGGCGCTCTACCAACTGAGCTAATTCCCCGATAAAGACATTATAAAACCCCTCAACCAAGAAGTCAAGGGGTTAAATCAAATTCAGAGTTTATTTATCAGAGACCCTTAGCGTGTCTGGTTTTACCACTCTCATCAGTCCAGGTTTCCCTTTCTTTTCTTGGAGTGACATAACCCACACCAGGAACAGCACCAGTCTTACCTTGTGCTCTTGCCTCGTTTCTTGCTGCTGCTCTCTGTGCTGCTCTCCTACGATTCTTCTCGTAATTGGTCATTGCCTCATCAAGCCACGCTTCAAACTCTTCCTTCTTAGTTCCTGCTATATACTCTGCGTCTCTTCTTGCTTTTTGTTGGGAAGAATTCAAATAGTCATTGCGACCAAAATCTCTTCCAGTGGAAGTAGTGCCTTCACGCTTTCTCTGAGCAGCAAGACCCTTTTCTCTTCTTGCCTGCATTGCAGCAAGTGAGTCTGCTTCACTAAGAATAATATCAATAGCTGCCTCATCAATGATATTTGCCATCATCCACTCTGCCTCTTCCAGAGTTTCAGCAAATCCTTCCATATAAAGAAACTCAAGAATAGCATCAAAGGTATTAAATGTTTCATCTCCCATATTGAGTTGCTTTCTCTCAGCAGAAGTTAAAGCACCTCTCTGAGCACCTCTTGCTGCCTGCTTTGCCTTTACCTTAGGATCATCAGACTTGTGCTGTCCAACATGCAGTCCAGGATTTGATGAGGCAGTTTTGCGGAAATCACCTCTTTGTGCTCTGGCAAGTCTTTCTCTTTGCTTTTGCTTATTAGCATCACCAAATGTTGATTTCTTTTCTAGTGCAGATGCTCTATCTGCTGCTTCACCACCACCTGCTGGTTTGCGAAGTTTAGTCTCATCATAACCACGCTTTGCCATTGCGGTTGCTTCATCTACTTCTTGAGGAGCATAAACTTCAGAATATGCTTCCATCAAACCTCTAAGTTCTTTGCTATCCATTAGAAAATCGTTTTATTCTTCTATGGATATTTATAAAAAAAGACCCCTAAGGGTCAAACACCAAGAACAGCACCAATATTATCGTCAAGGTCTTGAATTACTCCACGGATATCAGTCACCCGAGGAGGAACACTTGCTTCATTGTAAGTGTATCCTTTTTGAGCATCAAACAGAACTTGACGAACTGCTGCGGCTTCATTAACATTCATTTTAATTGTTACTTGTTTTTCTTTAGTCATTTTTTTCTCCTTTAAGTTCTTTCCAATACTTCAGCACATTTTCTCTTACCTTATTGAGTGCTTCTTTACTTTCTTCAGTTTCTTCTCCAACTTTCATACTGGTAATAGTTACTCCACCAGTTTCATTTCTATAAGAGTAAATGACTTTATCAGCACCACTTTCAATTTGTTGTTGAACACCTTCCATAGTTCCGTGCAATTTTGCTGATGGAACATCCTCAAAATTTATATCCAAATTTGCAAAAGAATACTCAAGAGTTTTAATTTGTTCTTGGGTTAGGTTACTCACAGATCCCCTTTCACACGATTTTCAGAACGCTCAATACTAAAAGCACCCTCAGGATAGCGAGCACTCAGTTTCTCAAAGTTCATTTGAATTACTTCTTCAATAGAAATATTAAGACCCAAACACGCCTGAGAAACATACCACATAATATCACCAAGTTCACGCTTCAGGTGAAATAGATTTTCTTCAGTGACTGGTTTGCCCTGAAATACAATCTTCTTTACAATCTCAGTAAACTCACCTGCTTCGGCACTCATTCCTACAGCAGCAGTAAGCAATCGCTCGGTAGGAAATCCTTGGATTTTGAGATCATTAAGACGATCGGCAAACTCAGGAAATTCTTTGCTTGGTTTTGATGTGGTTGTATTGACGAACTCAACATACTTATTAAGATCAATAGTCATATTAGAATTTAAATCCTTCGAATGTTTTCTTTGGTTTCTTTTCTTCATAATCATACTCTTCTTCCTTTCCATTGTCAAGGATATCATTCTGAGCAGATTGTTCGCAGTCATAAAGACGCATCTTTGCACGATCAATACCAATCACGAAACGCTTATGAATGGTAGGATCATTATATCGGTTCTTAAGTTGTTTTACAAGAATCTGTCCGAGACCTTCAAGTTCCTCCGTTGAAATCAGAGCAAACATCAAGTCAGCAGTCGCAGGAAGACCAAAAGATTCTGAAGTATCGGTTAGTTCCACATCAGAAGAACCATAACCAGAACGAGTGGTCTGTGTAGCACTGACGATTGGAACACTAAACTCCACAGCAAGACCACGGAGTTCCTCTGCGATTGCTTTAACAAAGGTATAAGAGTTGATATTACTATTACCCTTATATCGCGAAGAAGCACAGATATTCAAGTAGTCAATAAAGATAATATCAGGTTTGAATGATTTCTTGAGAGCAAGTTCATTCAGAAGAGACTTAAAGTGCCCAGAGTGTGCTGAAGCAGTTGGATACTCTTTAATAATCAGAGTGCCTTGAGTCTTCTTAGCAAGATTCGTGACCTTATTCTCAAACATTTGCTTGGGAAGGTCTACGATATCTTGAATAGCAACATTCAGGAGGTTTGCATCAATTCTTTCAGCAATGCGTTCTTCTGCCATTTCCAGCGTAATGTACAGAACGTTCCGTCCCTGGAGCAAGACGGAGCTAGCCACATGGCACATGAATAGAGATTTCCCGACACCCGTACCAGCAAGAGCGATGTTAAGAGTTTTGTTAGGGAGACCACCTTTCGTGATTTTGTTAAAGTATTCAAGATCAAATTCAATTTTATCCTCCTTTTTGTGATAAGACTCGTATCGTTGTTCATAGTCTTGAAGATAATCATGCCCAACGTGATTATCAAAACTTACAGCAAGAGCATCAGAAAGAATAGAAGGAATGCTATCGCGATTCTTCTTCTCATCATTTCCATCAGCAATATGAATAGACTCCATAAGTGCCAAGTAAATGGCACGATCACGACACCACTTTTCGGTCGTATTAATCAACCAACCAGATTCTACAGGAACATCATCGAAACAAGAGATAAGTTGAACAATCTCCTTGAATGTCTGTTCGTTAATATCGTTCCTCTTTTCAATTTCAATACAGAGGACTTCTTTAGTTGCTGGTTGATTATATTCTTGAACAAAAGAAAGTATTTCTTCAAATACAATCTTTTGATTATAATCTTCAAAATATTCTGGTTTTAGAAATGGAATTACTTTTCTTACATATGATTCATTATACAAAAGGTTTCTAAGAATTAGAAACTCAACTTTCTCCATAACTAAATTCCTTACGTGCGATTTCGTCCAATTGTTGCATTACTTCTTCAGTGAAGTATTCTTCAGGTTCTTTTAGAATCTGCTTAGCATAGATTTTTTTCCCATCAATCTCATAACGACCTGCGACATTCTTCCACAGACCACCAATCTCACCGAGTTCAAGTAGTCCGTAATATCGATCCAGACCGCGTTCATCATAAAACAGACGAATTTCCACATCTTTATTTTCCTTACTCAAACGCGACTTAGCAGTCTTAGCTTTGATAATATTGCCAACCACTTCTGTTCCATCCTTTTCTTTCTTTTTGCTGAGATAGATGATCGTGCTTGCTGCGTATTTGAGTCCAGAACCTCCGCCCATTTCTTTCGTTGGTACATAAGCTCCGATGACATCGTATGTGTGATTTGTGACAAGAAGTGGAACATTCGCTTGACCTAGTTTGAGTGTGAGCATTCGGAAGGCACCTTTCACAAGTTGCGATTTAGTCATATCACGAACTTGCTTGTCGTTTAGTGCATCAGTAATTTCTTTCTCAGTGGAAAGCATCCCCAAAGAGTCTAGCACAAACATGCAAGGTTTGCGTTCTTCTATAGGTTTTTTTAAGTAAAGATCTACCGCCTTGAGTGCTTTACTACGAAATTCTTCAATTGTAACAACATTAACAACAACAAGACGAGAAGTATCGATTCCACGAGATTCTACAAGTGACTTGGTAATAGCAGCTTCAGTATCAAAATAGAGACAATAACCATCGGGATTGGTATCAAGAAAATTCTTAACAACGGCGAGGCTGAAGAAAGTTTTTCCAGTACTAGACTCTCCAGCAATAGCAGTAATCTTGTTGCCAGATACACCGCCAAATATGCTACCTGAAACCAGTGCATTAAAAATGTACGAACCTGTGTCAACATACTTTTCAGTTTCATCAATATCCGAAGCAAGTTGCGTATACTCACCACCAATTTCTTTTACAATATCTTTAAGGAAATCCATTAGGCAAAAAATGATTCAAGGTTTGCAGTTTTTTCTATATTCCATCCAACAGCATCAAGGATAATGCGAAGAGGTTCTAGAAATGCTTTCTCAAATTGTAATTCATAATCAATGTATTTGTCAAGTTTCAATTCTTTAGGAAAATCTTGAATGAATGAAATGACGTTCTCATAAATGATATTAGGTTTTTTCAAATAAACATACTTAATTTTTTCTCCGTTTTGAATCAATGAATATTTGCCAGTCAACTTATGTTTCTTTACATAATGATTGAACAGAAGTGCTCCACGAACGTGAATGGGAGTTCCTTTAATATAAATGTCTGATGATGAGGTATATTTGCGCACATCAGAAGCAGACCGAGGAAATGCAATTTCTTCAGGGGGAAGAGTTTTAAACTTAGTTCTACAAGTATCAATGAAGTTAATAACATCGTCTTCAGTTCCACTCATCATGATTTTAAAAGTTTCTTTTAACATCTTACGACAAGGTGCTGGTGTGGATGATTTAATTGCCTCAATACCCTTAATCTTAAGTTTAGGTTCATCATAACGAACACCTTCACTATCCCATACACTTAGAATATATCGCTTCTTTGCGGTCCAAATACCACGCTCAGCAATACACTCACGCTTCATAATCATCTTTTGATCATAAGCGTTCACATACTCCGCCAATTTTTCATAAGAACCTTCAATATACTTTTCAAGTTCCATTTGACAGACCTTATCAAGGAACGAAACAATGCCTTCAGTAGTTTTTTCTCTTCCTTTGAATACAGTTTCAACCAAAGGACCCATATTAACGTAAAGAGAATCAGTATCAGAAGCAATAACATAATCAACGTCCTCTGTCTTAAGAATCTTGTTTAGATAAGAATTCATAGAATTCATAATCCATTGAATAGACACCTGACCCGAAAGAGTAATTGCCTCAGCATTTGCTAGTTTAAAATAACGAAAATACTGATTGCCAATAGCACCATAAGCTGAGTTAAGTTGAATCTTACGTGCCATCTGGATATTGTTACAGCGGGCAATTTCCTTCTCCAGTTCCTTTGTCTTTTTCTTCTCATATTCCTGCTCGGCAGCAAGCATCTTCTTCTTAAAGATTACACGTTCATTGTAAATCTTTTCCATCAATTCAGGAAGAAATCCACGAACATCTTTACGGTACATCGCACCATTGGCACATACCGCATAGTCTTTATACATCTCAAAGGTTAATTGTTTATTGAGAATTTTGTCTACATTTACTGTAGGATGTTTATCTTCAAGTAGAGTTTCTGGACTAATGTTGT